GTATCTAACCGCACGCTCCTTGAACTTATAGGCCGTACCCGCTAATGCCTGGGTGGGGCTAGTTAGAACCTTTGATTGAATTACAACTTCTGCAAAGTGTTTGTAAGTTTGACCAAATAGATTGGCCGCCGTTTTTCTTACTAACAATATGATCCGTAGTTAAATCTTTTGTTGATCCACATTTAAAACAGTAGGGATAAGCATTACGAAATTCTCTGGATAACTTACGCCACTTAGAATCATAGCCGCGCTGAGTTGGTGTCGGCCTTGCTCTATGTTTTAATCTTTGGCAATTAGTACATCGTGCTGACCTAGTAACCACTTGGCAATCAACGCAAGGTCGAGGTAACTTAATCATTGTGCTTGGCTATGTACATCAATGCTCGATGTAAATTACTCAGTGAATCTTTGAAGTGTCCTAATCCCATATTACAATTAGTACAAAGTAATCCACGAATCTTTTCAGTTTGATAATCGTGATCTACATTTAACGCTGTTTTAAATTCCTTAGCATCTTTGCCACATATAGCGCATTGGTTGTTCTGCGATTCAAGTATCTCTTTGTATTTACTTTCCGACATATCAATAAGCCTGCGATACTTACTGCGACAACTCCTGCAAGTATGATACAAACCATTCGGTGTCTTTTTATCTTTGTGAAATCTATGTAATGGTAAATTTAATTTGCAATGCCTACATTTTTGTAGGTCATTCTGTATCCTCATCATCATCATCTACATCACTGTAATTTGTATAAGGCGCAAGGCGATCCTCTGCTGGTAATGATAAATATGATTGCAGTGTTGATTGAACTGCACGATTAATTATTGAATCAATTGCATCAAAAGATAAGTTTTGATCAGTAGAAATTTCAGTAGCAACATCACCAATTTTAATTACGATGTTTAACATTTTGTTAGTTCCGATCTTGAATCTAACAAATCATCAATAAATTTATTTACGATTTCGCGTTGGCGATGTGAAAAGGCTGGATCGTTACGAGTGCGAGAAGCATGAATAAGGGCTTCATCTATTTCGTTTAAATCCTCAGTTTCTCCATTCATAACTTTTCCAACCAATAAAGAAACCCTAGACAATTTGGCTAGGGCTTTCGCAGAGATAGTAAAATCTGCTAACGCAAGTGTAACACAGAAAAGTGAAAACTTATGCAAATTAAAGTTGGTTACTTCTGGCTTTGATGATTGCAGAGAGATCATACAAACTACCTCGCCTTTCTACTTTATGGGTTTTTATTAAATTGTAAACTGTTCGTTCGGTAGTTCCCATCCAAGCGGCTATCGCCTCAACATCTAAGTAAAACTTTCTATCAGGATTACTCATTGCCAGGGCTATCAATCTAAGTACTGTCCAACTCTGCTTACAACCAAAACACGAAACATCATCCATTAGATTCTCAACATCAATCACTACAAACTTTTTGCAATCATCTGTTGGGCAAGGAATCCTTCTTACCTGCTCAGTAAATCTTTTTGCAGCCGATCTACCTTTTGCGTGAAGGCCGTAAACCTCGCCTGCAAATTCTACCGCCCATTCTTGCCCAAGGCTCCATTCTAAGTGGGTGCAGTGGAAATCAACTGTTGCCTGAACCTCAGCATCTAAGGTTGGCTCCTTGGCTACCAAGGCAGGCGGCGTTAGTTTCCTATCACTGCGAATGATTACCTCCCAGGAATGCAGGGTTCGTAGCAGGTCAGTAGCCATAGCAAAATCCAGCGCTGCTACATTAACTCCGATACTACGCTCGGCGCTTACCTTGCCTGAGCCGCTTCTGCCTGGTGTAATGAACATCTGGGATTCAAAGTGCAAATCTGGTAATTCAACTAATGAGGATTTAACTTTCATAAAGCAAAGGCGGCAGGCGCCTTCCCTCTCAGTTGTTCTGCTGCATACTTGGCAGTTCATCAGAATAGTATCCCTTCAGGCTCTAGTTTTGGTTTCATACTTCTGCCCCAGTAATCTGGAACCTCCGTTTCAAACAGGGAAAACGATTCGCAACTATGTTCTGCCAAAATAACTTTATTAGGATCAGGCTGGCTACCAATTACCCTAGCCCCAATTCTTAAGGTTGCCTCAAAACTAACTGCGGTTCGGTGGGCCTCATAAGTTCTAATGTTAGAAACCTTCTTAACAATCTCCTCAACAATGTTGAGCCGACCTGTATCAAGTTTGGTAAGAAACCCTCCAGAGGAATGGCCTGACCAAATAAGTTTTCCACAGGCCTTACAGTTAATTACTACAAAGTTTAAATTACTCATTGAACCGAACCTTTACGCGGGCAACCTAACCGATACCCGATACCCTCTAAAGAGGGGTATCGGTGTATCGGTTTAATAGGCGTTTTACCAACCGATACGCGTATCGGTTCCGTATCGGTGTATCGGTTGGTCATAGGAAGTTATCCACAGGCAAACTTTTAACATCATTGGCCAAAAATGGCATCTGATGTTTGTAAAGAATCTTTTGGCCGACGGCTTTTGCCGACAGGTGCCTTCGGTTCACCAGAGATTCCAAAATCACTTTTACATTATTAACACCAATGGCGATGCCAGCCTCTGGCAACCTTCTCTTGATTTCATTCAGATTCATCTCGGTTCCGTGTTGCGCCATAAAATTAGAAACCTGCTCCATTTTCTTATCCAATGAGTAAACCTCAACAGTTGCTCCCTCAAGAGTTATCTTGATGGTTCCACCTTCAAGCGCTTTGATATTGGCAACGCCAAGATTCTTCCCCTCCTGGCAGATGGCACGGACATAGCCAGGGCGATCTTTAGTTACTTTAAGCGCTAGGGCGCCGTCAATGCCTCTGCCGAAGGCAATCTCAACCTCAACTGCTACTGCGCATCCGTCAATATCAGCCCGCTTTGCTTGGGCGCCAATGGCGTAGTTACCACGATTATCTTTTGATTTAGTAACATGATCAATCGTAATGATGCCCGCATTATGTAATCTAAGTGGGCGCAAAACTTCCTGGCTAAATGAGGTTGCATCTTTATTCTTTTCTAAATCTAATCCCATCACATTCATAGCAGCGTTTACTCCATCAACAACGATAAGAGAAGGTTTAAACTGCTCGATTTTGGTCAGCAAAGCCTCTCTAGCACCCGCCGTTAATGCTTCGGTAGGGTTACTATACAGAAAAGTTTTAAAGTGGCTTAAATCGGCGCCTAGCGTCTTTAGCCGATTATAGATTCCTCTTACTGAATCCTCGAAGTCTAAATAAAAAACTGGATTACCTTTTTCTAACTCCTGGCGAACTGCTTCAAGTGCGATCCAAGTTTTACCTGATTCTGATTCGCCAAAGAGTGCGTTGATTTTGCCAGCGTAGAAAATACAGTGTCCATCAGCACGGCGCAGAATGCTTGGCTCTGGTTCATCAAAGATATTATCTGGATTAATAAAATCAGGAATCCAACTAGAGGTAGTTAAATCCTCATTCTCATCACGCAACTGCACCAGCGATGGCGAGTGGCTAGCAAGAGTTTGTAAGTTATTTAGTTCCAATGGCCTGCCGTAGCCCTGGCTTCGCAAGGCAGAGGCAGCAGCCGAGAAGTTGCCTGAGTGTTCTAAAGTCGCGTAGGCGGCAAACTTGGAATAGGAATGCTCTGATTCAAATATTGTTGAGGTGGTGAATACATATAAATTATCTTTGCCATTAAAGTTTGTTGTAGCGCTGATGCCCTCTGTTTTATGGGGGCGTCGCCAAGCGATTGCCTCACCTTTGGTATAAACCTTATTCCAACCAAGTGGAGTAAGAATTTGATCCCAAGAAACTTTTGAGTTGTAATCATCCCCTGGCAACGCAAGATTTACCTCACGGCTTTTTACCTCTTGGGCAATATTTTCAATCTTAGGCATCTCATCAAAGCATTTAAAGATTGAGAATAATGCTTCGCGTTCTGCAAATGTAATAGTGGGAATTGTGGCGATTGAACCTGAAAGTATTTTCCAAGGCTCACCTGATGGGTGGCAAGTGCCTGCTGATGGAGCCAGGATTACAAAGCCGCCCTCACCTCTAGTTTCACAAAGTACATCAACGCCGCCATTTTCACCTGGCCTGCGAGCAAGTTTTTGGTTGCCAGGAACCTTTGCATCTGAAATTTTATACAACCAATGGATGCCGCCCGATGGCGTCATTTCGCAATAACCTTCTTGAATCTTTTGCCAGAGTTCACCCAGCCCTGAGTTCTCAGCCATATCTTTAGCCTGAATGTGAATCTGGGCTGCTACTGCTCTACCTTCAAGTTCTAACATCTCTAAGTTACCTGATACTGCTCCGCAAATAGCGCCGACACCTTGCTGAGTTCCTTTACCAAACCAATCCATCAACTCCCGAGTAGTTGGGCGTTCCTCTTGATATTTACGCCAGGTAAATGGCGCTGGCTTTTTACTGCCATCAACAGAAACAGGAACTACTGAGATACCTTCTTTAGCAAGTTGTAGCGCTGCTAGGCAAATATCATTCATCAGAATAACTTTTCATCTAAGTCGGAGAGTGCAAACTCAATTCTTGCTTTTGCGATTGGTAAGTATTCCTCAGTTAATTCAATGCCAACAAAGTTAAAACCTTCATACATGGCAGCCTTGCCAGTTGAACCTGAACCTAAGAATGGATCAAGTATTGTGCCGTTTGGTGGCGTAATTAATCTGCATAAGTATTGCATCAGGTCAGTTGGTTTTACTGTTGGGTGATGGTTAAGTTTTGCATTATTAGTTCGGTTGCGTGGATTATCGCCACCAACACCGCCATCTGCTCGCCCATCGTGATCCCGCTTCGCCTCAAACCCATCAAGCCCCTCATTGCGGTCTGTCTTATTAGCCTTGGCGCAGTAAAAGAATCGGGCGGCGCTGCCTTCGCTTGCTTGTTGTGTAAGTTTTATTGTTTTGCCATCGCGGTTGCCGTTTGATTGCGCCATTATTGTATTGTTGTATTCACCATTCATTGCACCGCTTTTACTGTAAGGAAACAACGCCACAACTTCATCGCTGCCATCGTGAATAAAGTTGGCAGGGAAGCGACCAGTGTGATTTTGATAGGTAGATGTATCACTACCACGATCAGGTTCACCGCCTGCAAAAGTTCCTTTTGGTGCGTGATGAACTGAAACTGTTTCACTACCAACTCTAGTTCCATCAATGTTAATTCCACCCACGCCATAAGTTAAAACATTATTAGCAACAGTGCCTTCAACTGGTTTGCGAGCAAGCACTATCGGTTCGTGCGCTGGTTTAAGTGCAGTTCCCCAGCCCTGCCATTGCTTCGCGGATTCTGTATTTGGCAAAGTTGGCAAAGCGTGAATAGTCGCAGAATAACGACCTGTTTCATTATGACCACTGCAAGGATTTGGAAAATCAGGACAAGTTGTTGAACCTTGTTTTGAAACCTCACGCTCTACACCTGCTGCTTTATCAATTGCCTTATCTATATTCAACGACTTAGGAAACCCACTGCCGTACACCCACATAATTTGATCTCGTATCTCGAAGCCTGCATCCTCGATGGCAACTGCCATTCTGTGATAGGTACGGCTGCCACCGAAGGATAATAAATGCCCGCCTGGTTTTAGCACACGCAGAACTTCTTTCCATAACTTTGGATCATTAGCAATACCAGTTGAATCCCAACTTTTACCCATAAAGCCAAGTTCATAAGGCGGATCGGTAACTACGGAATCAATACTGTTATCAGCAATAAATGGCAAAACTTCTAAACTATTGCCACTGAACAAATTAAATCTTTCAGAAAAATAATACTTGTAATCGGCTAAACATTTATCATTCATCATTAGCACCCACTGCAATAATTAACAGTTCTTATATTTTGAATTGCAATAACATAAGATTTACCGCAACGAAAACAGGATACTTGAGTGTATTCGTGATCCTCTTTTACGATGTAAATTGGCCACCGCAGTTTAATCATTTACAACCCCTAAAATAATGTTTCATTTATACGATCATTGGCTATCTTTGCATAATCAGGATTTAATTCAATTCCTATAAAATTACGATTATGTTTTTTTGCAACAACTCCAACAGTGCCAGAACCAGCAAAAGGATCAAGTATTAAATCATCTGCTTTTGAACCCGCTAAGATGCAAGGTTCAACCAACCTTTCAGGCATAACTGCAAAATGAGCATCTTTAAATGGTTGGGTTGTTATATTCCAAACATCTCTTTTATTCCGCTTACCATCTGATTCATATACTGATTGGATACTTCCATAAATAGGATTAGTTGGATCATTATATTTTTTACCACCAAATTGATGATTGCTACCTACTGAAGTTCTAGGTTCTCTTATTGCATTGTAATCATAATAATATTTTTCAGATTTTGTTAGCATAAAAATATATTCGTGAGATTTAGTGCAACGATCTCTAACAGATTCAGGCATCGGATTTGGTTTTGCCCAAATAATATCTTGGCGTAGATACCAGCCATTCATCCTCAGCGCAAAAGCAAGCATCCAAGGGATACCAACTAAATCTTTCTTTTTAAGTCCTGTTTTTTCATTACGAATTGATGAATAACTATCTCCAATATTTAACCATAGTGTTCCATCTTTTTTTAACACTCGAAACACTTCATCAAATACTTCAACCATATTATTTATGTATTGATCTGGAGTTTCCTCGCGGCCAATTTGCTCATCGTGTTCATAATTTCTTAATCCCCAATAAGGAGGTGAAGTAACAACTGATTGAACTAAATTACTTTCTAATTTTTTCAATTCTTTTTTAGCATCACCAATTATTATCATTTACCACCCCAACTAAACGCTTTACTATAAACTCAACAACTGGCACGGCTACCGCGTTGCCCATTTGCTTATAGCGGTGTTGGTCAGCCTGTCCTGAAGTCCAATCATCAGGAAACCCTTGCAATCTTTCACATTCAACAGGAGTTAGACGGCGAACCACTGAATTCATTTCTGATATTAATGGTTCAGAACCTCTTGGCATCCCTGCCCTCAAAGTTCCTACAACTTCTTGCTCAATATAATTTGCAAATGTTGATGGATTATGAACAACTGCTACACCGTGCCTAGATTGATTACTTGCAGTTAATGTATAACTTGCCTCATTCTCGCCTAAAAATCCTGAACCATTTGGGCCGGCAGTATCTTTTCTACCAATCATTGCACCGTGCATTGGGTAAGCAAGCATTGGCATATTATTTCCACCAGTACCCATAAGAGCAGTTAAAGTATTTACTGTTTCACGCTGAATTCTTACACCATCAGATCGGTGAGGATCAAATAAAACTAAATGACCATTGGCAACATCTTGATTTACTACACTTGATTTATGATACAACTCAGCAGAAATTGTATTAACTATTTTTCTTGATTGATCATATTCTCCAACGCTGATTGGAGTAGCGTAGGAAGTATTTTGTTTCTGTTTTTTGACCTTCTTAAAATGCCCGATGCTGCTTTCGGTGAGAGCCAATATTTCCGCAGGTGTTCGCCCTGAATCTCCAGCACACCCGACAATAAAGACCCTTCGCCTTCTTTGTGGAACTCCGAAGTGCTGAGCGTCAAGAATTCTATATGCGACCCCATACCCGCGCTCAACCAGCGCCCCGATGACGGCTCCCATATCTGCTCCTGAGTTTGATGAGAGCAATCCAACAACATTTTCGAGGATGAAAAATTTCGCTTTCGTTTCATCCAATAGCCGCACGATTTCGTAGAACAATCCTGATCTATTTCCATCAAGACCTGCTCGTTTTCCTGCAACGGACAAGTCCTGGCAAGGGAATCCTCCTGTAATGATTCCATTCTCAGGATCAAATCCTGCATTGATAAGTTGTTCACCTGTTACCCCCTTGATGTCGTTGAATAATTTGGAATTGGGAAAGTGTTTTGAAAGTACTGCTGATGCCTTTTGATCTATTTCAACACTAGCCACAACTTTTACACCATTGCGTTCCAGCGCCAAATCAAAACCACCAACACCTGCAAATAATGAAACTGCTGTTAGTTGTTTAATTTTCACTTTAAACTGCCCCCTAAATTTAATTCCCACCTAACTTTAGGTGAATTAGATTGTGGTTTATTTCTAATTCTACCTGTTTTTGACCAATCTGTTTCTTTACTCATTGTTGCAATCATTGTCCAATTAGAGGCTTTGTAAATAGTACCTGTATGCACACCTGTATCTTGATAAGAAATTAGTTTTTTAATTTTTGGAAATTTTTTATTTATATCTTTACGCATCCAAGATAGCATTCTTGAGGCTGTATTTTTGGGCGCATTTTTACAAATAGCCATACGCCTTAATTCTAGTACTGTATCAGCATCAAGTTTGCGAGCAATTGGAGATGACCAAATAGCAGTAGCAAAATAAACACCCTCAAATTTGGCACCATAGCAAATATAATGTTTATTTCTTACAACATTTGACCAATGAATTTCTGGGAATCTACTGTGCCATTTTAAATTAAGATCGCAGGCTGCTTTTGCACTAATTACTTCAAATTTAAATTGGAGCGGTGAGGTCGGGATTGCACCGCCATCTGGAAACTGGAAAGTTTCCTGTGTTGCAATTACACTATCACCGCACATTTTACCCCCAATCAAAGTTTGTCTAGTGCAAGCGTTGGAATCGAACCAACTTTTCCCCCAGGAAAGCCACCAGGCACTTGCTATCTTGGCAGTTGAAAGGAAGGCTAAAACTGCCAAGAATTATTTATTGTTTTGCTCCCAATTGAGCAAGTAGTGCTGCAACTTCTGGTGTGATACTACCATTGGCCGCAGGCACCGCAGGTGCTGCCGCAGGTGCAGTAGCCACTGGCGCTACACTTAAATAAGCATTTGCTTTAGCAAGAGCAGCAGCATCAGTAGTTGCATCAAGTAAAATCCAAGGAGCAGATTTACCAGGCTTTGCAGTTCCCTGACCAATTCGGGCTAAAACCTTTTGCCCAATTTTCTGCTTGAGAGAGTTGCGCAGAGCAACATTGAAAAACAGTACGCCGTCATAACTTTTATTTTCATCGAGATTTACCAAAGATACTTCAACTGCTTCGGCGTCGCCGTGAATTGTTTTGATGCCAGTTTTGTAATCAGTTGGAGTGATGATTAGTAATTTACCCGCTAGGTCAGCGACCTTTGGGCCGTTCTCATTCATACTTGGTGCTGAGAAAGTCATTCTCATTCCCCGCTTTCTATTTGGTTTGTGGTTTGGATTGGGTGTTGCATTTGTTGTTGATGAATTAGATTAGATTCTAATTCCTCCTTCAACTTTTTTAAATCATTAATCGTTGCTTCATCAAGGCTCATATTGTATCGCCAGCGCAAGCCACTGATTCATCTTTACTAAATGGTTGGAAATATGGGCAGTAATTGCAAAGGCGGCTGCTCACCTTTGGTATCACTGCCCACATTGACGGAAACTGCTCAACATCAATTGATGTAAGCAGCGCATATAAATTATCTAATCGCTCTAGGGCCGCCAGTGCGATTTGTTCATCATAATCATAAAGTTCGATGTGCATATCATCTATGCCACCTGATGTTGGTAAATAGATAAGTGCAACCTTATTTACAACTGCGCCTTGCTGGGCTAATCCATAGCCATAAAGTTGAACTTGAATTTGTTGTTGCGTAGTAGCACCGCTACTCCTGCGCTCTTTCAATCCTGATGTGCCTGTTGTTTTCCAATCCATTACGATTCCGCGAACTTCATCGTAAAGATCAATTGTGCCAGATAGCCCGCCTCTGATTTGTACCTTTTGTTCTACCTGGAATCCTTCAACTTTCATAAAAATTTCGGCTAAGTGAGAATGAATTGCAGTTCCAACTTGGGCTGCCCAGTTACCATTACTGCCTTCATTTGCTTTTGGAATATCAATTAATTTATAGGCAAGACGGCGTAAACCTTCGTGGCCAATTTCTGATGGGCCAATTGATACCTGCTTACTCCTTGGTGTCCAAGTTCCAGCGTCAGTAATAATTTTGGCAATATCCATCGCCATTTGTTTACTTGGTTTATTGGGTGCTACTAAGTTATTCATCATCCTCGTAATCATCGCCTTCCTCTGGCGTTATTGGATTAAATGGTGGTGGATCAAATAATGGAGCAGGGATGATTGTACTACTCATTTTCCTGCTCCATTATGGAGAATCGCCGAGATTTAGAAATAACTTCTAAACTATCAATAACCTGCTGAGGCAAGATTTCTCTAGCCCGCTTGGTATCGAATCGCTTGGTTTCAACTACACTCCAGCGAACAACTGGCCTGTTTTGATACATTCCAGTTTCAGCATCGCCGAGCGCAACTTCAATGTGCGCTCTGGCGACATCAGCAACCTCTTGCCATTCTTTTAACTTGACTATTGCATTTTTGTAATTCTCTAGCCAAGCAGCAGTGTTGTTATCAAAATCAACAACGCCTGTTTCTATTTCTGTACTCACTTTACCCCCTTGAGTTTTTACCAGTATTTATTTTTTTGCCAGTGGTTCCAGGCAGAGCAAGCACCGCCAGAACCATAATGCCGCCCAAGATAGGCAAGGGCTGCAACCATTTGCGCTGCTGGAGCATCAGAGCGTTTCATACCCAGATTCTCCATAGTTCCATCTAGTAGTTGGCCAATTCCTTCAGCCGAACTAACTGGATTCTTGGAATCGTTCCAATGGCTTTCTTTGGTCATCAGTTGATCCCAACATTTAAAATCTTTAGCATCTAGTAACTCCATCGCTAACTGCCTAGCATCTACCTGGTCAATTAACAATTTTTTCTCAATTGGGTTAGCCACTTGAGGGTTCATAGCACTAAGCACTAAAGAAGTCATTGCGCTGACCCCGATGATAAGCGCAATTCGTGCGATAACTTTTCTATATTCAGGTTTGATTGGATTGCTCCCTTCATTTTCATCTTTTCATAACGGCGAATCATTTCCTTAACATAAGGCAGATTTACCTGTAAAAAAGATGCTATGTGTTCTGGAGAACTTCCTTCATCGTGCATTTTGCGAACAGTTTTGGCTTTACCCCTGCGTTCCACGAATATAGATTGGTTTTTAAATAATCTATTGCGCATCTCGCCAGTAGTTCCACCCCAAATGCCGAATGGGATTCTCTCCTTTATAGCGTATTCCAAGCATTCCTTTCTATGTGTACAGAGTGAACAAATTGATTGTAACTCTGGGAGGCGGTTTGCCTCAAGTATTTTTCCATCAGGAAAAAAATAATCTTTATCCTCCAACGCAGCGCATAACGCATCTTGGAATTTGGGGGAATCGGATATAAGTTCAAAATCGCTCATTTACTAGCAAGCCATTGATCTAAATCTTGAATTACCCAAGATTTATTTATGCCAGCATTGCGCCGTTTTACTATTACATAAGCAGGCGGAATAAAATCTAAATTTCTAGCCCTAGAATAATTCTCGGCCTCAGTAATTGCTTCATCCCAAAAGGTAGGTAAGTCCAACTTCTTTCGATTCTTTAATTCTAAAATGTAGGTTACGCCAGAGATGATTGCAACTAAATCGCCTTCATCCTTGGCGCCAGCCTTGGTCAGACGCTCTGCTACGACACCAGCAGCGCGAAAGAATTTTAGAACCGCAGTTTCAAAAGCGGCGCCTTTCCTACCATTTGGGTTAGCCATTACTTTACGATTTCCAATCTAATCTTATTTTTATTCTGAACTACCTGGATTATTTCCTGAGCCAAATCCAATAGTTCTCTTTCAGTTAGAGTGGCAATCTTTAATGCCATTGGCGGCATATTTTTGCGAATTGAATCCAATCGCATAGTTGCAAAATCATCACGCAGATCGGCTGCCGAGGCTTTTTTCATCTCAGCAAAATCAGTAACTTCAATTTCATCAGTTACATTTTCGATTAAATCTACGCAGGCTTCCTGTTCCTCTAAATAAAGATGATAGGAGCCATCATTGGTGATAAATATTTTAAATACATCACTCCAAGTTTCATCGCTCATTTGCCCAGCGCCTTTTTCATCTTGGCACGGCTTTTTTCAGCCCTCTTTACTTGCCTTGCCCAATCATCAGTTCCATTGGTCAGCATTGTGGCAAGGGAAGTTCCAGCCAAGGCGAGAACTGCCGCTACCAGCACGATACCTATTTCCACTTCATTACCCCCTTTTAGGCCCAGGTTTCTGGGCGTAGGGCGATTGTGGCATAGATAACTGACTTCTGAGGGGAAAATTGTCGCGACACGCCGAATCTATGGGTTGCAGGTACTTGACCAGATAGCCAAGTGTCTATACATTTATCTCAATGGGTTACACCAGGTAGCCCACAAAAAGGAAGGCACCAAATGAAAACATTAGAAATAGTAAAAACTAAAAGATACTTTGATAAGTATGTAGTTACTCATTATTCAGATGGCACTTATTCATTTGAAAATTATGCGCAACGCTTTAATACTTTAATAAAATGCTTAACTTGGGGTCAAGCAATGGATAAGGCAATTGCAGATAGAGCAGATGCTTTAAAAAGAATTAAAGAATTAGAAGTTAATTCAGAGATTGTGTCTGAGTAATGAATACAACTCAATGCAAACACCCAAGCGATTATGTAGAGCATTATTACGATGAAACATCTTTGCTTGGTGATTATTATATGTGTTCTCTTTGTAATGAAGTAACGCAGGTGGGTTAATGAAAACCAAAACAGAAATGCGTTCATTGGTAAAAAATATGCGTGAGCAACTTCGATGGATTGAGGATGCTATAAAAAATGGCACTCAAGAGGATATTGACCAACTATCCGTTCAATTATCTGCTACCGCTTTATTACTTGAGGAGTGCAACTAATGCAACGCTCTAAAAACTATTATCAAGTTCGTAAAGTAGCCAGGATCAGTTTCTGGCTGCTAGCGCTGGCCACAATTTATTTCTTGGCAACTCATATTAATTACACCGCCGACGGCTACTGCTTCGGCTCAATGGATAAGTGCTACCTAAAGGAAGGTAAGTAAAATGAAAAACTGCATGATGTGTGAAAAACCTAGCGGCAACTTAGTTGGTCGTTGGTATCAATACGATAATGGCGAACAGTTCCAGTGCCTAGTTTGTCCTAAGTGCGATGTTTTACACTCTAATATGTTGATGGCAGGGAGGTGAAACTATGGGCGCAATGAAAGCAATATTTACAGAAATGCAAATGGATAT